GCAGTCCATCCAGCAATGCGCATGTGCGCGACCATTTCCTCGTTGGTAGCCAATACTGCACCCCCCGAGAAAACCACCATTTCATTGACCATTTGTTCATAGAGATCCATCCATCGAGCCATGCCCCACACATGCACAAAGTCATCAGGGTCAATGGCTTGTGCTAGACAACGAACATAGATACGTGGACACTGTTCGCGAGGAATCTGATTCATGATGTAACCAAGGCTTTCGAATCCAGGCTGGAACATGTCTTCGAAATAGATCACATCGTCGCCAGTGACTTTGCCGTTCTTCATCATTTGAACCAAGTTCATCATTTGGCTCATAGAAAAGTAGCTGCGCCCGTGTGCATCCAGCACCTGCCCCACTGAGATAGCTTGGCTGTTGTCGATGGTATTGCCGTGCACGTAGACAACATCCAGTCCACGGCGCTCAAACACACGGCGATTCCATTCAGTTAGTTGTAGTGTGTAGCGGGCTTCGTAACTTTCCAAGCCCATGTAGAATAGTTTTCTCATTTGTCGTAAAGTCCTTGTATTGCGCCACCGGCGATCGCATTCACGGCATTTTGTTTTAGTTGATTCAACACATCTTGATCAACTTTCTGACTCATTTCCGCCGCAGATTGAATAGTATAATACTTTTCATTGGGATACTTGGCATCGTTTGAATAATTTTGAGCCCGAGACTGACGGAACTCATCCTCTACGCGATGCAGTCGTCTATTTAGGTGACCCACCTCTTCGTATAATCTTCTCAATGGTCCTGCATTTCGATCGTGCAAACCATTGACGAGGCTCTCGGAACGTGTCAGTGTCACAATCATCAGGAGACTGCGTAGTGCATTGACCACACGTGGATCAGAACTGGTTGCGGCTTCATCAAACATGTCAACGAAGCGTTCTAGATCAAAGTCCGCTTGATCTTTTTTTCTTGATTCACTCATAAATCAATACTTGGTAGCAAGACGACGGAGATCTTCGTCCCACATGTTTTTGGCACTTTTACCTGAAGTAAATTTGCTGTATTGTTGCCATGCATAACTCTTGAAGTTATACAGATCCGCTTCGTTGAACCTATAACCGTATTCTATCACAAACTCTCGGAATCGATCAAGATCCTCTAGAATTTGAGCAACTTTGGGATTGGGTTTGATTGCGGGTTTAGACATTTTAGTTTCCTATTAGATATTAACAGATTGAACAGGTCGGTGAGTTTCATATTTGATGAGTGCGCCGTTTTCACCATCTTCGGCGACCTCGATCCAGACCGCACGGTCAGGATAGCGTGATGCAATCTGAAGGTAGAGATCATCTGCCATCATTTCGCAAGATTTGTAGTCGAGTTGCAGTGTGCCATTTCGATAAAGATTTTCTAACCAACGCTTGAACTGAATGAATTCAATGTCGCGGTCATTGTGCAGCACATCGATCCACACACAAAAGTGGAAGATATGGCGATGTGGAACACCAAGAAAGCTAACATCATACTCATCACCTGTGGCCAAGGTCGGGTCTGTGGCTGCTGCGGGATAGCGATGGATACCTTCTTTGCGGAATGTGACCCAGATTTTTCGCTCTGCGTGTTGTTTGATTCTTTCGATTTGTTCGCGTTCTGCTTGAATCATAGTGCTTTGATACTTTCTACTGTGATAATTTTGCTGAGTGCATTTCCGAGATCTTTGTCGTCGTGCAAGATATGGAATCCAATGTAATTGGTGTCTTTCTTTTTGTTGTATACCGAAGTTTCAACTGCAAGTCCGCCGTCGCCTCGATATACATCAATTCTAATGTAGTTTGACTCTAGCACTCTGTCTTCCCGGCCGACTTCGACAGTCGGAACATCTTCATCGATTAGCCAATACGCAAATCGTCTTTTTAATTTTGTAATCATAGCGGTTGATCTTTGGTATAATGATCCCAGGGCGTGAACACGCGGCGCTTAATCAACGATTGAACCGAATGGCACCATACACCGGGATTGGTTGCTTGAAAATCTTTGTCGTCGATCTTGATTGTAGCATTATACCCCAGCTGTTGTAAATAGGGCAATTTGGCCGAAATCATTGGAATAAACTTGTGACGCTCGCACATGCCCGATTCTGTTAGTCCTTCCACACAAGCAATGTCAACATCCAGAGTGCACCAAAAATCCTTGTCAAGAAAATGATAGATCATGTGTTCCCATCGAGCCCATTCGCCACCATCGTTGACTTTGAGATTGGGAAAACTTTGATTGGCACCGAAATAGATATGCTCAATGCCGAATGGGTTGTTATCTATATATTGGTGAATCCGGTCGACGGAATGCACCCCCACAACAAACAAAGTTTGTTTTCCAAACGCAGGCGTATGTTCTACTTCTTTACCAGTAAAAAAGTCAATGTTGTCGTGTTCAGGTCTGTTCATGTTCGAGTTTATTTAGATTGTCTATTTCGTCGGCTGAGAAATCTTCTGTATGGTCAGAGTTTACAACAGCAGATGTAGATTGATCAACCACATCGAACAAACTGTTGAACTGTGTTCGTGCATTCACGGTTTTGTCACCTTTGAATCCACGTGTGCCCACAATGTCCATCCAGTATCGACTGTATTTGTCGATTATCTGCTCAGACGTTGATCGATCGGGCGCAGCAAAGATCTGCTCTACAATATCTTCAAAGTAAGAAAAGTCACCCAATCGTCCTTTGGTGCCCGAAAATCTCATCATGGCCGGATGCTCGCCTGCATCAAAACGTCTGTTGGCTTCTTGCACAGCAGTCAAATGCATGTAGACATTGTGGCCCATGAGCAGAGCATAGCTAAAACTATCCCAACTGGTGGAACCTTCCTTGCCAATCTTATTTAGATCACCTGGTCGGTAAATGCAGATATCCTTCATTGTCAGCATGTTGCTGATGGGAGAATCTTGCCATGTAGGATAGATACCGTCTGCAACTACACCTTGTGCCCAGGGCCGTGTGTCTGTGGCATATTTTTTGTCATCGGCTGAAGGAGCCATGCGATACGACCACTTGCCGTCTTGTGGGAACACATTTTCGAAGTAGACTTGTCCATTTGCTGTTGCGAGGAATGGGGATGCGCAGTCAAAAGAGATGGTAAAGTTTGGGTTGACATATTTCCTTACGGCACGTTGAATAACAGTTAAGAGAACTGCCCACTCTAGCTTGCTGGTTCCCAGGAAGTGCATCCAATCATGCACACCTTCTTGCAGCAAGTTATCATAGCGCAGTGCCACTAGTCGTTTGAGGACCAGATGCACATCACACATGTTTTGTCCTCCCATGGCCCACCCGTCAAAATGCGTGTCGGGGTAGACTGTGGGATCGCAAAATTGTTTCATCTCTTGATACCATGCTTCGGCCGACGTGTGATTATCGCCTTGCAGCACGTTTAGAAACCGGGCACCACCGTTGTTCTTGCCTCGACGGTGGGTCATGAAGTATTCATTGTTAAACTTGGTAGCTGCCACAGCTTCTTCCAATGTCGAAATACCACAGGCTTCGGATGCTTTTTTATCGTGAATAACCCAGGTGGGAATATCCAAGATCATACCATAGTCAGCCACATTGTCCAACCAGTTAAGAATTAAACTTCTTTTCTTTTGAGCCTTTACACAACCACTGTTAGCTTTCCAGTCGCCTTCCCAAAGTCCCTTAGCAATCTGAAAGCCGCCCGAGTCCCCCAGTATAAAAGTCCCAGGCTCCCGATTTCGTACCATGTCCTCTGACCAATCCTGCTTTGCCAGATCCAGATTAGCATGTCCTCCTGAGTAGAGTGACCACTGATAGGGAAATAGGGCCTTTGTGGAGTTAAGCCAATTAAGCTGTTCCATATCCGAGAGACCCTGAGGAAATCTGGCGGGATCCACATAAGGTTCATTGCGTTGTTTGCCTATGAATGTGGCGTAGAAGCCAGAGATAGCCGGGAGAAACACAGCATAGTCGTTTTGTTTGGCAGTTAGATTGTCTTGTGTCATTTATTAAATGCTTGTTTAATTAAAGCATAATCTTCTTTGTATGCATCTTTGACTCGATCCAATAGATCAGGTCGACTGTCTAGCAAGTTTTTCAAAAACATCTGAAGAGTTTTTGTATTGGGATCTGCTGCACCTTCATTGCGATCTAAGTCAGGGATAGGCAAGCCACCGACGTAGGGCGAAAAATTTTTATCAAAATTTTGATCTAGAAAAAAATATTTTCTTTCTGCATATGGACGAAGATTGTAAAAAAATGCATACTGCGGCCAAACATGATCGTCGAATCTGTATACGTTATCAAATATCAATCTCTCTGTTGACAGATTGTAAAGATCAATAAATTCTTGTGCAGACAAAGGATTGTTTCCCGCATGATAAGCCCGAGGCGAATCAGGGTATATCGGTCCATTGACTCCCACGGGGCATAGCACATAAGTTTTCAAGTATTGTGCCATGCCGCTGATCCAGCGCTCTACTGGATCTCTTAGAACAACTGTGATTTGATTCACAGCATTCCAGTCATCGTTGATCAAAGCTGTAGTTAACCATCCGTATTCTTTTGCCCAGTTGTGAATATAGCTACTGGCATTTTTGGGAATGTTAACTATGAATTTGGTTTTACCAGGACTTAATAGTCCTGAAAACTCTCCATAGCCTCGATCTTTTAATGCCGGGTTCATTTGCTCTGTGCAGGCAGAATATAGTTGTAGGTGGCAACACCGGAATTCACAGTAATCATAGCAGCGCCGTCGTCGCTGATTTTCATAACCTTGTCTCCAGTCAAACTCAAGATAGAAATAACAGTGCTCACAGGCCAGGACCAGGCACGTTTGAGTTGACCCTTTACTCCTGCTTCAAACACAAAACTGCCTGAGTGAGTAGAGTGATCACCGAACATGAATTTTAGATCACTGCCTTCGGTGCGAGCCTGAAACACAGTTTCTTCTGCATTGGCCTGAGCCTGCATCTTGAGTCTCATGATAGCTGCTGCGCTGGGCTCAAATTCAATATGCCAGTTCACTCCTTTGAACTTCACAGTTTTGAGTTTTTCGTTGATGATCTCTGCAGCCATAAAACGATAGTTGTTTTTAAAATCGCCTGAGGCATTTTCAAAATTGATGCCATCGGGTTGATTATCAGCTGCTCGCTTGGTAATGCTTAACTTGGAATTTTCTCGATATTCTTGCAAGTTCAAAAGAATTTTTAGTTTGTTTAGATTGGGCATGCCAAACGTGCCCATGAATTCTGGCACAGGGCCTGCAAACTGTCCTTCGATGACCACACTGCGATCTTCGGCCAAGCCGTTGATTACTGTGGTAGCATCGTCACCGATAATTTTGACCAAGTCAATGCAGCCAAGGTCGTATGTGTGACTTACTAAGTCAAGTAGATGATCTCTCATTGTATTCTCCTATGTGTTAGTTTACAAGATCTATTTAGATTTTTCAAGTGATTTTGATTAATTTTTTTCAGGATAAGGTATGGCTCTTGCCAATGCTTGGCCACCGCGCAGTGATGATAGGCTTCCGGGTTTCTGTAGCTCCATCCATGTGCTGGGTAAATTATCATTCCAAACAAAATAAATTTCGTAACCGTGCTTTAGTGCAATATCCCGAACCATTCGGCTGGGTGTGTAACATGCATAATAGTTTTCAGCCAGTTTCACTGCTTTTTCGTTGTCGCAGTCGTTGAATGTCATCATCAACCGACCGCCGGGGCGAAGCTTGGTATAGAGTTCTCCCAACCATTTTTCGATCACAGCCAAAGGTTTAAAATTAAAAAAATTATAAGCCAAACACATGCCAAATTGATTATCAGGCAGTTGAGCTAGTATAGGCAATGATTCATCTCTTTCATCGACAACATAAGGTCTCAATCGTCGTTGATACTGTTCGGGAAACTGCAATATCGAAGGAAACAATAGTTCCTGGTCTTGGTCCACAAGATATAAAGGATCAAAACTGACCATGTCATTGACAAAAGTTTCAAGTCCAGGTCTAATGATCATGGCAGGATACTGATTGTTACTGAAATTTCTAATTCTGGCTCGGATGACATTGTTATGTTCATCACCAAGTATTTGTCGGCGATTGAGTATGTGCTCAACGCTATCGTCGACCATTTCTTGGCTGTAAAGTCTATAAGTTTCTTCTAGCCAGTATTGCTCTTTGATATCAATGTGTTGTTGCGCTTCTTCAATGGCCATATTGACGAGATCAACAAACTCTTGAAATTTTTCTTGAATCTCATTGTGTTTGCTCTGCATCAGTCTTTTGATATTGTTGGGATCAAAATCTTTGCCGTTAACTAGGTGTTTGATCTTTCCTAAATCAATATCCGTGCGAGATTTTGCTTCGTCGATATTGAGACGACTGAGTTGATTTCGATAAGCAACAAGTTCGCTAAGTTTCATTGGAAGTCAAACAAAGATGTAAATGTATTATCTGTATTGGTTGCAGATGCAATATCCCAATCTAATACGCCCAGCAAGTTATCAACCTTGCCGTCGATCACCGTGGCCTCCATGGCACCATCATCAAATGGAAGTTCTTTGAACCATTGCGGCAAATGCAGTTCATCTGTGGGATAGCCAATACTGGTCCAACCCAGTGGATTATCTTTGAGTTTGCATACAATGGTTTTCATACCATCCACAATCTGCATTGAGTAGTTGTCCGAATTCATTCGGCGCAGAGTGTTCCAATTCAGCGCTGCTCGAACATGTCCGGGCATGTTGGCTTTGCCTAGACGTTGTTCTTCAGCACCATACTTGGTCAAATTGTTCACACGCTTTGGCGAACCTTTTTCCCAGCCTGGGCGTTCTTTGAATGCATACTTGAACTCACGGACTTTTTCAACGACATCATCCTTTTGCCCACCCGTTAACACATCGTGCAGTAGTTCGCTTAGAAAATCTTGAATAACCTTGGGTGTATCACTGCGCTTCAGATCCAAGCCCATGGCCTTTACTTTGCCCGGCTTGCCTTCGACGTCTACACGCTTGCCTTCTTTGTCCACAATCATCACAGCATAACGCTTCTTGGTAATGAACAAACCTTTGCTTGCTACTACTTCACGCCCACCCTTGATTACTGAGCCCATTTCCCTTGGACAATGGAAGGCCTGCTCCATAAAGCCTGGAAAGCTGATGTTAACTTGCTCTGCGATTGAATCATATAATTGGATAGCAGTTTCTTTGCTCCACGCCATGCGTCCTTCTTCCACTTCTTTCTTAAGGACGGGCCAGGCTGAGAAATAGCACGAATCGGTATCACCGTAGATGATTGTTTCACCAACATGATCATATTTGCCGGTAATGCATTCGTTGACATACGCATCCATGTGTTTCGCGATGCTACGCCCAGTAAGAGTGGTTGATTGACCAATACGCTTGTCAAAGAATCTACAACCCGGGTTAAGGATGGCGCCATATAGTGAGTTAAGGTTAATTTTCTTAACCAGTTGTCGTTTGTCCCAGTATTCTTCATCTTCTTTGGTCTCACATTGCTTGAGCTTGGCCTGCATCTCTTTGCGTTCAGCATACCAACGTTTCAGCAATCCAGGAATAATTCCTTCGCGTTCATATGTGAAGATTGTTCCATTGGCACTCAACACCCAAGGTTGATTGGAATCGAAAATCATGTGCCACACTTCGGCGGCACTGTGCACAGTTTCTTCCCCACCTTGCCAGTCGATGGTAATTTCTGTGCCACGTTGCTGTTCCATTACAGCGGTATATTCCAACGTGGCAAACAAACCTTCCCAGGCAGCAGCAAAGCTCATCTTTTGATTTTCCATTCGATCTTTGATGAGCCTGTCGGTCATTGTTAATCGGAGTTGCCCAACGATTGTTTCGGGGCCCATGTTAAGAGCACGGATCGCTGAGGGGTAGAGCGAGTTAATGTCGATGGAGCCGATGTATTCGTGGATGCCTTTTTTGGGATAAGCAACATAGGCACCTGCGGCTTGCGTGTCTTCATCTGTGAGTCTTTCTTTACGGTTGGGAACTACCATGCCACGTTCGTGGGCTTCGTTGATAATAGCCTGCTCAGTCACAGCCACAGCACCCATGGTGGTCTGTAGCAACACTGTGTTTTCATGTGCCAGTGTATTGGCCAAGTCTAAAAACTTTAGTTTTTTGTCTAGCTTGGCCAACAACAAAGTATCTTGACGGTTATAGTCAAGGAATGTCTTGAAGTTCTGATTGTAAAGTTGATCCAGTGTGCCTTCAAACTGGGTCTTGCGTTCGTCTAGTTCATATTCGCCAATGGCGTCCAATGAGTAACTGTGACGTTCTTCGTATGTGTATTTGCGATACAGTTGCATATAGTCCATATGCACACGACCCACAAGGTCAAATGTTAGGTTCTCTGCACCAAAACGTTCAAACATGCGTTGCTTGGGCAATTGTCCCCACAAGCAGAATCTGCGTGTGTCGTCCTTGCTCAACACACGAGTGATACGCATAACAGTGTATGGAATATCGAAACCTTCTGAGTTCCAACCGGATAGTGCGTCAGCATCTTCGATTAGATCCAGGAACATTTTCAGCATGTCTTCTTCGTGATCGAATAGCAAACAGTTTTCGAACTCTGCCGCAATCTCTTGTGCAGTTTCCATGCTCATGTGACGAGGTGGAATTGCCAGTGTAACTAATTGTCCTAACCAGTCTAAGTAAACAGAGATTGCAGTAATCTTGTTAAACGGATCTTCGGGTCGACTGTAACCCTTTTCTGGATCAAAGTCGACCTCAATGTCGAAAAATGCTGTGTGTAGTCGGGGTGCATCGGCACCTTTGAAGTTTTCTTCCAGACATCTGAAAATAGGGTTGATGTCTGATTCATAGAGTTGTTTGCCGCTTTGAATACGGATTTCCTTGCGGAACTCTTTGTTATTCCGCGTAGAAAACCTTGAAACGGGCGTGCCATAGATGCTTTGAAATTTACCACGAGCATCGTCGTAGTAGAAAACATAGTTCGCCGGGAACTCTTGGTATATGCGAACGCCGTTCTTGCGTTCTACAACATGAATGCGATCGTGCTCGCGATCAAATAATGCGTCTACGTAACTCATTGTTCTCCGTTTATGGCCGGAAGGCCTTGATACATGCCCGTGTCGTGGGCGAGCCGGCAAAGTTAAACTTCACGTTTAGTTATGATCTGATCCACTAGACCGTAATTTAATGCTTCTTCCGCGCTCATGTATTTGTCACGATCCATATCACGTTCAAGATCTTCAAAGGTCTTGTTGGCACTGTTGTGCTGAACATAGATCTCAGTCAGACGTTTTTTCAGGTAAGTGATTTCCTTGTAACTGATTTCAATGTCACTTTGCATGCCACGAGCACCACCACTGGGCTGGTGAATCATGTGTCGAGCATTGGGCAGCATTTTGCGTTTGCCCGCAGCACCTGCCTGTGCCAGCAGCGATCCCATGGAGCAAGCTTGACCCATCACAATGGTCTGCACATCGGGGCGGATAAACTGCATGGTATCGTAAATAGCCATGCCTGCTGTAACTGATCCACCGGGCGAGTTGATATACATGTAGATATCTTTTTCGGGATCTTCGCTTTCAAGAAACAGCAGCTGAGCCACAATGAGATTGGCCATTTGATCATGCACTTCGCCTTCCAGCAAGATCACACGATCGCGAAGAAGTCGACTGTAGATATCGTAGCTACGCTCACCTTTGCTGGTTTGCTCCAGCACCATTGGAACTAATGCCATGTTGATCCTTACAGTGTTTTGCCCACAGTTTCCAGAATGGTTTCTAGGGTTTCGTGATCTTGCTTTTCTTTGCCAAATTCGGCCTTGTGTGCCAGTTTGATGGCTTTCTTGAGAATAGCCGGCTTGACTTCCAGCTCTTCGGCTACGGCCTTGATGGTATCGTTTAACCCACCTTGCAGGGTATCAATTTCGTGCATTACTTGACAACCTTCATTGACAATCGCCGTCAACTTAATTTTTTGATCGCCGTTAAATGTTTTAGTCATATATTTCCTTTGTTAAGTTTTTTGAGTGCTTCTCTAGCCTTTGCAGCTTCGGACATTTTCTTTTTAGTTTCTTCGGATCGTTTAATACCAGTTAACTTCGAAGAAACTTTTTCGTAAATGTCTGTTCTTGAAGCACGTAGTTTAGCAGCTTTTGCATAGTTTTGTCTAGCTTCTTCGCTGTGTTTTATGCCTCTAGTAGGACTAGGTTTACCAGTTCGGGACTCAGAAAGTTTTTCTCTATGTTCTTTTGAAAAAGTTTTTGCAAACATAGGATTATTTTCGCCTTTTTTTGAAGCCGATATTTTTTGCCGTGTTTCATCTGAATGAGCACGTTTGACTTTTTTCCGTTGTTCTCGCATTTTATTTGCTTGTTCAACACCATAGATTTCTTCCCAGGTTTTTCCTTTTTTTGCGTTAGACCATTTTTGTTTTGTTTCTTTACTATGAATAACTCCGGATGCCCCCTCCCCGCCATCGGAAAGATTACATAGACATCCAGTGCCGTCTGATAATTTTCCGTATTCTTCAATTAACGCGGTTTCGATATTCCATGCTTCTTGTTCTGTTAAATTTTCGTGTAGACGCTTTGACACAAAACCATGTTTGTTAACAATATTTTTCCAAAACTGATTTCTAGTCCGAGACAGATCTCTTTGATTTTTACCTTTGCCGACATAGAAAGGTAATCCGTCGGGGTCGTCTGCTTTGTAATGGGCGTAGACATAATACATAAACACATCTCCTAAGGTGTTTATTTAGTCTGAGTTAGTTTAATTTACTGAAATGGTGCTCGTTTTGGGCGTCTGGGTAGCGAATCCTTGGCCCGGGCAGAAGCCGCCCACTCGGTCCTAAGGCGAGTTTCTTAATTTCAGTAGGCCCATCCAACTGAAAATTTTTATATACATCCACCCTATGTCAAATTCGAACCATCGTCGACTCAGTTTAGGGTTAGCAGGATCCAAATGATGGTTATTATGCAAGCATTCGCCACCAATAATAATGCCCCAAGGACTAATGTTCCTGCTGTTATCTTTAGTTTCACCATTGCGATATCCCCACCAGTGTCCAACACCGTTGATCACACCTGCTGCCCAGAATGGAATCCACAGCATTTGTATACTCCATATTACAGCGCCCACCCAACCAAACAGGATGAGGTTGAACATAAGGAGAACGCCAATGCCAAGTCTGGAGTAAGGAGTGTATAAGTTGCGCTCTATGTAATCGTCGGGAGTGCCACGACCGTATGAGTCAACCATGGC